TTGGAGTGTTTCCCCCGCATGGACTGGATCCGCCGTTTGACCTGAGTGTCCAGGCGTTTCGCCACCTGGCCGATTTCGTCCCACATGATCAGTTTCGTCCCTTGGAGTTTACCGAAAAACTTGGGACTCACGGACATGCGCGGGACGAACTTCGCGTCTATGTCACTGGTCACGACCCTGTCAGTCTTACACGCGTACATGTTGAAAGCCTCGCCGCCGGAGATGACCAGATCACCGCTCGTCGCCATGTGACTCGAGATTTCACCCACGGCTTTTAGGATGATGTCTCTGATCGAATCTGTGATGAGGACGTACATGAACTTTTCGTACGTCTTTGACGCGTGCTTCGACTTTACCCGGGCCCTGAACTTCTTCTGCAGGCCCTTATCGAAGTACTCCCTGAGCTTCGCGTCCCTGAAGAATAGGTGTTCGTGTATGAACCTGTCCCTGGCGGATTTGCAATAGATGACCTCGTCCATTATTATATTGGGATATAATAATATGGTCTGCACCGTGATCGACGAGTGTAGATGTTACCAGCTCAGGGGTAACCCTAACCAGTTCTGCGGGGTGCGCAGGGGGGATCGGGTGTTGCGGTGCCCGGAGGACTGCTGCGCAGGCGGGTGCGTCTCAGACGGTTCGAGACCCCCGTTCAGATACATCGACGTACCCGACATCATCGACACGGAACCTCTCAAGACGATGGACCGCGACGTCGCGATGAACCACATATTACGCGTGTTCATATGCATGTGTGTCGTCCTGATTTTTGACTTAAAGATTAGGGGTCTAAGAAAGGTATAAGATGTCCCTCGAATCCATTCAGACCGAACTTTCCGCCCTCCGCGTCGATGTTAAGAACCTCGCCAAGCTGGTTCGCAAGATCAGGAGCACCCAGGATGACCCCGACGGCGTGAAGGCGAAGAAGCGTGCGGAGAACAACGGCTTCAACCGCAAGCAGGAGATCACCCCCGCGCTTCGAGCTTTCCTCGAACTGCCCGACGGCGAACTCGTCTCCCGCTCCGAGGTGACGAAGAGCGTCAACAAGTACATCACCGACAATGGTCTCAAGCACCCCGAGAACGGCCGCCAGATCATCATGGACGCCAAGCTCAAGGAACTCCTCGCCCCGCCCGAAGGCGTGGTCGTCACCTACCTCAACCTCCAGAAGTACCTCTCGCCTCACTACGTGAAGAAGGCTTAAAAAAATAACGTTACATATTATTAATAAGAAATGATCGATAAAGCTCAAGTCGAGCAAGTTGTTGGTACAAAGATTAAGAACCTATCCTTGTACCAAAGAGCTTTCACTCATAAATCAGCGTTGAAAGAAAATGAACACCTGACCGAATCGTTCGAAACCCTAGAATTCATCGGCGATTCGGTCCTGGGATTCGTGATCACAAAATACCTCTTCGATCGGTATGAAAACAAACAGGAGGGGTTCCTCACGAAGGCGCGTACCAAGCTCGTTCGTGGCGAAACACTGGCGCACATAGCCAACCATCTGGGCCTGAGCAAGTACGTCATCATGGACGAGAAGGGTATGCGTAATAACTGGAACACCAACGTGAAAATCCTCGAGGATGTTTTCGAGGCTCTCGTCGGCGCCTTGTATATGGATATCGGTCTGATCCACGCGAAAGAGTTTATCCTTCGGTTGTACCAGGATCCGGACGTCATCGACATGGGAACCATCATGATAGACGATAACTTCAAGGACCATCTCATGCGATACTGTCAGGTGAACAACTGGGAACTGCCGGATTACAGGGTCTCGGGGCACCACGAGGGGATTTTCTACATAGATATTTACGTTCAAAATTCATTTTTCGCGCGGGGTGCGGCGCGGTCGAAAAAGCAGGCGGAACAGAATGCCGCGCGAAATTATTTTCAGGCGCTGAGCACGTACCGGAGTTACGATTTTAGTTAATTTGTTGTGATATGATAAGATGAATAACAGCGAAAAGCGGGCCTATATATACCGACTCATCGCGGCGGGTGCGCCGGGTAGTTTATTGAAACATTTACCCCCCAACACCGCGCAGCGCCGATCACCACCTCGCATCGAGTGGGAACAAAAAATAGTCAACAACCTGCCGAACAACGATATCAGTACAAACACGTTCAAGGACGGCGCCAAGGCGGTTAAGATTGACAGGTTTCGGTACGTGACACAAAACACACTAGAGAGATTGGCGAACAGGTCGGCGTCTAGTATGTTCGCCGAAAGGAATAAGAATAAGGTGATGTTTGAGAATCCGTTTACGAGACAGAATGTTAAACGCGGCGATTTACAATTCGTCAAATTAAAGTTGAAATCAAAAAGTCTTTTCAGCCGATTGTCTCGGAAGGGGGTTAAAAAGTAGAGCGCATGACAATGTAAGAAGATGCACCCCAACGTGAAAGCACTGATCGAGCGCGAGTACGCCGCGCAGAAGTCCGAAGAATGGCTCAAGCTGCGCGGTCACATGTTGACCGCGTCAGACGCGGCGACCGCCATCGGCAAGAACCCGTACGAAACACCGCATAAACTCCTGTTAAAAAAGTGCGGCCTCGGTGAAAAGTTCATGGGGAACGCGGCGACGAAACACGGCGAAAAATACGAGGACGAAGCCAGAATCATATACGAAGAGCGACACGGAGAGGTCGTCCATGAGATTGGCTTGGTCCCCCACCCCGTGCACACCTGGCTCGGCGGGAGCCCCGACGGTGTCTCCGAGAGCGGAAAGTTGGTCGAGATCAAGTGCCCGCCGCAGCGCAAGATCATACCGGGTGAGGTGCCGGAACACTACATGCCGCAACTTCAGCTGTGCATGGAAATCCTCGATCTCGAGGAGGCGGATTTTATTCAGTACAAACCCGCAGAGACTAATTGGCCGCTCCCCGAAGAATTTGATGTCGTCAACGTGAAACGTGATCGCGCGTGGTTCGAAAAGTACCGACCGATCATGCGGATAATTTGGGACCGAGTTATATATTACCGGGAACATATCGATGAATTGAAAATTTTGGATGAAGAAATGAAACCTAAGCGAGCTCCTAGAAAGAAAAAAGAGAAGCCTCCGATCACGTGTGAGATTCTCGAATTACCCGACGAGGACCCGTACGAAGATGACTGACGATCAGTATAAATTAGCGACTACCGAATTAAATGGAAGATTATTTATACCGTACCAAAGAGACGGCGTCCAATGGATGCTTAAACAAGAAAACCGCGTCAACGGGCCGAACGGAGGATTTTTATGCGACGAGATGGGCCTGGGTAAGACGGTCCAATTGATCACGGTGATGCTCGGTAACCCGAAACAGCGGACTTTACTCATCGTGCCCAAATCCATCATCACGCAATGGGTCCAGGAAATCAAGCGGTTCGCGCCTAGCTTAACGGTGCAGGTCTTCGACGGCCCTAAGCGCAAGCTCGACGAAGAGCTCCTGGTCGACCGGGGAAAGCGGACGGTGACGATCGCGCCGTATTCCGTGCTCAGTTCCAAGGGTCGCAAACCGGAAGCGAAAACGCCGCTCCATTTTCCGCGTTGGGATCGAATTATCCTCGACGAGGCCCACGAGATCCGGAATAAACGGTCGAAAATTTACAAAAACACGTGTCTCCTGAAAACGGAAATTCGGTGGATCGTCACTGGAACGCCGGTTTTTAACTCGATGGAGGATTTCGTGTCGCTGTGCACGTTTCTCGGTCTCGATCGGAATTTCGTGCTCGCGGAACACCGCAAGATCAAGGACGATTACATACTGAGAAGAACCAAGGAAGATCTCGCTGCGATTAACGAGCGGCTGCGACTCCCGCCGTGTACGTTCGAGAACATCGAGCTCGACATGTTCGAGGAGGAGAAATCCCTTTACGAGTTTGTGTTCCAAGACGCGCAGAACACTATCCAGGAGGCGTTCAAGGAATGCGCCTCGAGTTACAAGAACATGGTCATCGTGGAGTGTTTACTGAGGGCGAGGCAGGCAATGGTCTGGCCGCAGATGTATTACGACGGCGTCGCGCGCAAGAACGGCGTCGAACCCGAAAAGTGGACCGGTCGGTCAAATAAGATGGAGACCCTTTTCGGGTTCTTGGACGAGCACCCGCGAGAAAAGGCACTGGTCTTCTGCCAGTTCATGGGTGAGATGAACTACATCCAGTCGAAGCTCACCACCACCCCGGAAGAACTGGACGGTTACAATTCTGATGACAGTCTACTAGGATGCGGGCTGGATGCCGATCCCGACGCGGTCGAACGGAACAAGATCAGGGCTAAAATTCGCGGCGTTTTCAGGATCGACGGGTCGGTATCGAAGGATACGCGCGTCCAGCAGATCGAGGCGTTCAAAGCCTCCCCGCCGGGTTCCATTTTTCTGATCCAGATCCGGTGCGGCGGTCAAGGTCTAAATCTTCAGGAGGCGACGCGGGTGTACATCACCGCACCGGCGTGGAACCCCGCGACTGAACTCCAGGCCGTCGGTCGGAGCCATCGGACGGGTCAGAACCATGCCGTGTACGTCAAAAAATTGATTTACAAAGAGTGTCCGAGATTCATCAGTGTGGAGCAGGAGATGATGGCGCTCCAGGGTCACAAATCTATCGTGTGCTCGGAGGTTTTGAACGACGAGAGGATCAAGACCCAGATCCCGACAGGGGGGAGGACGGCGAAAAAGATTTCTATCCTCGACATCAAAAATATTTTCCGCGCGTAATGTAATATAAAATGGGTTTTGATAAAACGATCGGTTCTCGCGCTGAAGTTTTCCACGGCACAGCGGAAAAGACTACCTGGGGTAAGGACGGTCTCAAGAAGAAGGATCTCTTCAGGGGGCGCAAGGACGGCCGGATCAAGTCCAGGAAGGCTTCCAAGGCGACCAAGAAGTCCCTTAAGGATAAGGATCACGGGTTCAGGGCTTACCGCACCGAAGCGAAGAAGACGAAGGGGAAGAAGTTCAAGGAAATGATGTGAGCACGAAAAATTTTCAGGGGTACTAGTAAGGAAGAATGTCGCTGGTTAAATGGCAAGACTCTGTGAAAATCGCCAAGGTCAAGTTGGGTTTAGACCCAAAGAAGTTCACCAAGGTCAAGGGGAAACTTCTTAAGGAGGCTCAGAAGGTGTATAGTATCCTGCTGTTAAAACAATCTAAATCTTAAACTGGAAACCTTTCAGGTTTTGCGGCTCGTAGACGACGAGTTGGTTAAGTTTCCACGTCAGACCGAACTTTCTGTTCAAGAAATACACGCTGTTGAGTTCAACCATCGCGTGGCCACTGTTTCTTGCGTAGAGACCGCTCCGGACCTCGTCTCGCATGATGTTCCTGTCTGCGTCGAAAACGCTCGCCTTGATGCTATCGTCCACGGTGGTGTCGACCTTGACGCGAAACTTCGGTTCGCGACCGGGGGCTTCTTTCACGTTGGAATTAAACATGGGGAGGAGCTCTTCCTTGGTCATCGGGTTCCCGAAGATCGCTTGGCTCTGATCGACGACGGCGTCGATGACCTTGTTTTCGAGCGCTCGAATAGATTCGTAAAAGCTGTTCATGTAACTATCCTCCTCGTCGAACCCCTTGATGGCGAAATCGATGTTGTATTTGGTCGGGCCGATCTCCGGTACGAACCCCGACACGCCGAACGGCATGTACATGCGAGGAAATTGGACCCGCATGGGTGTACCCTGCTTCGTGGCGAGCACGATGCGCTTGTTGTTGTACGCGTTGATCTGGAGGTTCTCGACTGCCTTATCCATCGTTCCTGTTTACTTATACCAGGACCCAAAACTTTAAGCGGAACACGCCACGCAATCCGGCTCTAAGCTGAACTGGATGGGTCGCGCCTTCGCCTTTGAACGAAGGTAATACATGCCGGTTTTCAGACCGGATTTCCATGCGTACATGTGCATGCTCGATAGCTTTGAAAGGGTCGGGCTCTCCATGAAGAGGTTCATAGATTGAGATTGATCGATAAATTTACCTCGGTCCGCCGCCATCTCGATGATACACTTTTGACTAATTTCCCATACAGTTTTGTAAAGTTTCTTAATGTCATCTGGAATATCTGTTATGTTCTGTATGGACCCGCCGGCTTTAACCATGAGATCTTTCATATCCTTTGACCAGAGACCCACATTTTTCAGGTCGTCCACGAGGTGTTTGTTCACCACGACGAACTCCCCCGCGAGGGTTCGGCGAAGGTAGATGTTGGTCGTGTACGGTTCGAAGCACTCGTTGTTCCCCAGGATCTGCGCAGTGGACGCAGTGGGCATGGGTGCCATCAGGAGAGAGTTACGAAGACCCTTCGTCTTGACGCGCTCGCGCATGGCGTCCCAATCGTAGCGACCGCTAAACTTCACGTTCCCTGTCCACATGTCAGGTTGGAGGATCCCCTCGGAGGCGGGCGACCCGGCGAAGCTATCGTACGAGCCGTCAACTTCAGCCAGTTCAGACGAAGCCTCCAACGCGGCGTGGTACATGGTCTCGAAGATGTGGACGTTCAGCGTACGCGAATCCTCGCAGTCGAAGGGAAGACCGCACAGAATAAACACGTCGGCGAGGCCCTGGACCCCGAGACCGATCGGACGGTGGCGTATGTTGGATCGCCTCGCTGTTTCCACGGGGTAAAAGTTGCGGTCGATCACCCGGTTGAGGTTTTTGGTGACGATCTTAGTGACTTCGTGGAGCTTCGCGAAATCGAACGTCTTGAGTTCCTTGTTGACGTATTTGGGCAGTGCGATGGACGCCAGGTTACACACGGAGGTTTCGTCCTTGTCGGTAAATTCCATGATCTCGGTACAGAGATTCGATGACTTGATGACGCCCAGGTTCTTCTGGTTACTCTTGGCGTTGCACGCATCCTTGTAGAGCATGTACGGAGTCCCAGTCTCTGTTTGGGATTTGAGAATAGCCTTCCAAACGTCAGCCGCCGGGACGGTCGCGTTCGCCAGTCCCTCTTCTTCGTACTTGGCGTAGAGCGCTTCGAACTCGTCGCCGTAGCAATCAGAAAGACCGGGCGCCCTGTCGGGGCAGAACAGTGACCAGTCGCCGCCCTCCTCGACGCGCTTCATGAAGAGGTCAGGGATCCACATGGCTGAGAAAAGATCGCGGCACCGCGCCTCCTCGTCGCCTTGGTTGAGACGAAGTTCGAGGAAATCCATGATATCGGCGTGCCACGGCTCGACGTAGACGGCGATGGACCCCTTGCGGCGACCGGCCTGGTTGACGTACCGCGCGGTCGCGTTGAACACGCGGAGCATGGGAATGATACCGTCGGATTGGCCGTTCGTGCCTTTGATGTGGGACTTATTCGCTCGAACGTTGTGGATGTGCATCCCGATTCCACCAGCCCATTTGGATATCTGCGCGCATTCAGTCAATGTACCGTAGATGCCGTCGATGGAGTCAGCCTTGTTCGCGATCAGGAAACACGAGCTCATCTGGGGCCGGGGCGTACCCGCGTTGAAAAGTGTGGGTGTCGCGTGGATGAAGTACCCCAGGGACATCTTATCGTACGTTTCGAGAACCGCGGGGACGTCCTTGCCGTGGATGCCTATGGCGACGCGCATGAACATGTACTGCGGGGTCTCGATGAGTTTGCCGCTGGCCCTCTGAAGGTAACCCTTCTCGAGCGTCTTAATCCCGAAGTACCCGAACTCGAAATCACGGTCGTTTTTGATATGTTCCTTGACCTGTTGGGCCACCTCGACGACCTCGTCGGTGATGATCCCCGCCTTCTGGAGTTTGCGCATGGCGAGATGGAAGTTGTTGGGGCACACCTTGTGGATGTTACTGGCGGTGATTCGGGTCGCGAGGACTTCGTAGTCTGGGTCAGATGTGATCATTCCGACGCAGATCTCCGCCGACAAGGTATCGATCTCCTGGGTGGTGATCTCATCGTACATGGAGGAGAAAACCTGCTGTGCGATCTTCGAGGAGTCGACGTTCGGAGAGAGTCCGTACGATAAATTCTTGATCCTGGTGGTGACGTTATCGAAGCGCATATCCTCAACACGACCAGAGCGTTTTGTGACCCTCATCCTTTTATATCTACACTGCTCAATTTATTTTTATATTACTTCATGCACTTCTCGAGGTCCCCACTCCTGACGGTGGCCGGACCCAGGGTTTCAAACCGGCGATCCGGCTGGGTGAGGTACGTATTCACGTAGTACTCACCGGTTTCGCCGGGCTTCGAGACCGGGGGGTATGACCCGATGAAGCAGGCTGGGGATTTGCACGAGATATCTTCCACGATAGTCGGCTTGGAATCGAAATCAGAAAAGTCAATGGGACTCAGCATTTTAATATTTACATATATTTTTTTGTTCGACTATAGTAACAATGCTTCACCTCGATTCTATGAAGCAGTGCGAGACGCCACTCAACAAGCTGTTTTTCTCTGCGGTCAACAAGGATCTCATCCAGCGCGGGATCCGCCAAACCTTTAAGAACCGAACAGGTATCGCCATAGACTACCAAAACCCCGACGACCTGTACAGCATCATGCGCGCCGTGTTCATCAGTAACTCCGGCGACCACTACCAAAACGTGAACAATCAGGTGAGGGACCTCAACGTCCGCGTCATCGACAGTTCCCTCACCCAGGTTCAAACCGGTGTGTCCCAGTACATGGCCTACGCCAGGGAGATCGACACGATCGCCGAACCCATCGACCGACCGGTCAACACCAGCACCGCTGGAAAGAAACTCCCTCGCAATCAGATTGGTATGTAATTAAAGAGTAGCTCCGTAAGATGAATAAGCAAACATGAGTCTGAACTACTACAAGTGTGAGACGAAGAGAATCTGTGAGAAGAAGGGATGGGACCGCGCCGCGGTGGATACGGTATGGCTTCTACTGACGGAGGAGGTCGGCGAACTCGCGTCGGCGATCCGTCAGTACAAGAAGACGTTCAAGAAAACAAACCTGAAGAAGGATCGGGGAACGGACGTCATGGTAGAGATGGGAGACGTCTTCAGTTATCTATTCCAGCTGGCCCACATGCTCAACGTGGACCTCGACAAGATGTGGCTCGAACACCAATCCAAAATGAACCAAAAATTTTATCTGAGTTAATAACAAGATGATGAACGAACAAGATTCCATCGATAAGATCAACCCGTTCGTCGTGCACGAATTCAGCCTCCCAGGCGGCATTCGACAGACGGACAGGACTGAAATATCACAGTACTACTCGAAAGATGGCATCACCAGGGATAGACCCAGCGACACTGAGCAGAGACTTCTCGATAAGGTCGGCGTCGATGAGATTTACAAGACCAGTAAAAGCCCGTTTTGCGCCACGAACCTCTGCGCGGAGCAGGCGGAACAGAACGTCATGAACAAGGTCATCCATCCGAAGCGCAACATCGACTACGGCGTCTCGTGCCGAAAGCCCAAGGTCGTCACTGTAGGTGTTTCGAAGAAGATCCCGGACTCGGTCAACATCGCGGTCGTCGTGCTCATTCTTCTTGCGCTAGTCTTTGCATTACGTCGTTAAAATACGACAGGCGCTTCTTCGATATACAGGTATAGATCGCAGTCGGAATATACTTTTTACACGACTCGCTGATGAACTCCACTTGCCAAGCACTTTCCATATCAATGCGAGGTGGTTGAAACGTGGGATCTAGAATTCGGACGGCGTGCATCAGTCTGACCCAAAACCTGGGTTCGTGCTCTCCGTGCAAAATATCCTCGAGGCCTAACTCGGCCATGCGCTGCAGAACCTCCACAGTCTTGACTACCATGGCATCTAAAAACTTGTAGTAGTTTGCCGTACAGGAGATTCGGGTCCAACCGAGGGGTTCGGTGTTTATATAATCAGTGTAGGCGCGGTTCTGTTTTCTGTATGTGATTTCAACATAATCCAGGTCCGAATCGATGTCGTGGACGTGCGTGGCATCGCGAATGAACGATGGCATATGGTAGGTAAACAATTCTTTTCTCTAAGTATACTATATGGCCGCAGGAGCAGTGCTCGCGGTGGGCCTTTCCTCGGTGATATGCTGTGCGTCACCGGTGTACTTGTACCTCAAGCCCGACAAAAAGATGATCACAGATGGAGAAGGAACTGATGGGGAGAAAGAACTCCAGATGTTGAGGAACCAAGTTTCGGCGTACGACAAGGAAGACGAGGCACAGCAGGCGATCTTCGATCAGGGCGCCGAGAACGAAGCTGAGGACATGTCAGATTTACTTTCACTTCGCCGACGAAAAAATTATTACGAGGATCGTAGGTCAACGCCGTGCACGGCGAACATCCACGACCTCGCCATGAAAGTCGATTGTGGGCGGAACAGTGTCAAACAGTTTAAATTAACAAGCTGCAACGGCGGGCTCTACAAGTACGACTACACGTGCTTAGGCGGTATCGACGCCAAGGTTTTCGACGATACTCAAAAGACGCAAATAGTGAATAAGGCGTCCCTCGGAGATAAAATCATGGATGCCAAAATCGATATGCGCACCATGTACAGGCACAACGTTCGGTGCGATCTCGGTGGCATCGGGAAGGGGAGGGGACGAGACGGTAGTACGGAGATGGATACCTTCGGTGAAACACCCATCAGTCAGTTCAGGTATGACTACATAGTGAACCCCAGTAATGATTACGAAAATACCACCCAGTACCTGTATAAATGCCTCGCCGCGCCCACGAGCGGGCAGTGTCAGAACTACGAGACGACGAGCGGGGCGCTCAAACCGGAGGACCTCGTCACGGACGGCGCCATGGGACTCCAGGGGATGGACGTCAAGTGTCCCGGTGACAACCAGGTGCTCACCCGTTTCCAGCTCAAGGCTGGTGCGACAGCCGAGGACGGTACCGTCATCCCGCCGTTTCCCGCTCCCGGTGGTAAATCGGTGTACCGCTACGATTACACGTGTTGCAAAATGGAAACCTAAGTGAATGTTATTCTTTAAATATTTCCACAAAATGTACTCATCGATCGCGAACAATTCCTTTTCCTATTTGTTGACGCTCGATGATATACGCAGAAATTTGCCGGAAAAATTGAGGCCGTCGTGGGTAAAAATCACCACGATCACGATGGTATCCAAAATCGGTCACAGCATCGATATAAAAAAATTAAGGACCGTCTTCGAAATGATCGGCTCGTATAAAATGAAGCGGGCGAGTTCGAAAACGGAGGGGTTTGAATGGAAGTTGAAACCGACCACTTTCTACAACCAGGTCACCCTCACCTACAACGATACGTACAGCACGAAATCTGTCAAGGTGTTTCCCAACGGTTCGGTCCAAGTCGCGGGGTGTTGTGATCTCTTCGACTGCAAAAGAGTCATCGTTCAACTGGCGCACATACTCAAAGTTTTCTTGGGAATTCAGCAAGAAATACCGACTGACGCGTACAGGGTCGTCATGATAAATTCAAATTTCTCTCTCAACTACACCGTCAATCTTCACAAGGTGGCCGATTGGTTTGAAAATTTCGGTGACATTTTCAAAGTGAGCTTCGAGCCGGACAGGTACTCGGCTGTCAAAATCAAGTTCAAACCTTCGGAGGACATGAAGGAAATCACCACCTCGATTTTCTCAACTGGGAAGATCATCATCACAGGTGCCGAAACCCTGAAGGAGATCGCTTTCGCGTACAACATCATCAACGACCACATCAACGAGAACGACGAGATTCGCGTGACACCAACGGAACAGAAGGATGTGTTCGATATTTTCCTCGGGTACAGGTGCGGACCGATGGTGGAACACCTCAGGACCAAAGGATTTCAATCATGGTTGCGAACGCCGACCAACCGCCAAATTAAATTCTAGGGTAATAATAAAATGTCTCAGCGACTCGGTATGGCCGACGGCCGATGCTTCACCGTTCAGTCCTCAATCCAGCTTCTGAACAACCATATCATGAAGAACAACGGGATCTCCCTCGAGGACAACTACTCTTTCCGCCAGCTTCTCCAGAAGCAGGGCCCCGAGATCATGACCGCCGTGCAGGCGGAGCAGGGTACCGGCAAGTGCAACACCTGCGATAAGCCCCTGCTCAAGACCCCAAACGCGTACTAGACCAAAAAAATAATTAGATTTGTAAAATAGGATGCCGACATGTTCAATTTGTTTGAACGAGGTCCGACCGACACGAGCGAACCCCCCGCTCCGGTGCGGACACGTCTTTCACACATCTTGCCTCGAAGCATGGAAAGAACAAGGTAAGAACACCTGCCCGATGTGCCGAAAAGTATTCGACGGTTCCAAGTTTAAAGTGACAGTATCCATAACGAACAATATCACGGCGGCGGCGAACGCCGTGGTATTGAGTGAGCAGAACGTACTGAACGTCCTTGATATTTTCGACGTAAACTTCGACGTAGAAGAGCTTCTAGATTTAGAGTCGCTTCTGGCCGACCTTGGCATGGGTCTTACCGACCTTGATCCCTCTCTTCTTGACACAGAATGAACTACAGTACCTCTCGTAGTTTAACCCAGGGTAATCCCTTGAAGCTTTACGAGGATCCTTGATGATCTTCCCCTTTGCGTCCGTCAGGAGAGGACCGGTGGCCCATCCCCGTTTATGGCTCCACAGATTACTTTTGAAGACGATCCTTTTCCCGACCTTAAATTGACCGGCACGTTTGACCCGGCTCTCAGGGACTTTAAAGAACTTCGCGACTGAGGTGACCGTATCGCCCTTCTTCACCTTGTACTCCACGACGCCGTGTTGCTTGTAAAAGTGGAAATCACCTTGACGGATGTAATTCATCGGTCGTCCAGGCGAAACGAACATCATCATTTTAAAGTACCCGCGCTTGCACTTTTTAGCGGCGTCCGTCTTGTAGACCCTTTTCGGGTTATCGGAAATAACGCGCCGAGGAAGATCAGTACAGTGTGTGTACGTATGGTTCAAACCCGACAGGCCGGATCGGTCACCTGGGATCGCTTTTTGCCAACGGTACGATTCGTAATCGCCGATGGCATAGGCATAACAATTATTATTCCCGATTCCGCGTTTCGACCCCCAGCGCTTGGTCGTGTACCTCGATTCGGATCCACTCAGGGGAAGCGTTTTCACCTTGTTCATTACTTTAACCCAGGAAATAAAATCTCAATTTATAGTAAATGCTCCAAGAAATCTTTACCAAGTCCCGTAACCGGTCCGAGGTCGTCAAGGAGATCCTCGTTCTCCTTCTGAACATCCTCATCTCCACGTTCATCCTCCGCCTCGTGTGGAACCGTTCCCTCTCCAAACACATTTCTATCCTTAAGCCGATCTCCAGCATGCTGGACGCGTTCATCCTGTCCATCTCTATGCAGGTCATTCGCGGTATCTAAAATTCTTTGTACCCGACAGTCTTTTCACCAGAGGGAGAGACGATCGTGGGGAATGCATCCATACCCTTACATGATTGCTTGTTGCAATCGACGAATTTGAATGACGTTCCATTCTTTTCGAAATACTCTATCTGTTTACGACACCACGGGCAACCTTTGGTGCCGTAAACAGTATAGTTAGACGACGATGACTTATTCATCACGGTGACGAGTACAATGATCGCGATGACGATAACGGCGAGGACGTGAAGTTTCATTATACAGTAGACGGATATTTTATTGAACAATACATGAATTTAAATTTAGTGATCTTCGTCCACGTCGACCTCGAGTTCATCGTCGTCGTCTTCCTCTTCAGTGGCAGCGGCGGCGCCGGGGAAGGTAACTCCCTGGAACGCGAAGGAAGGAAGCTTGTTGGACTCCTCGAACAGAGCCTGTTGAAGTCGGATGGTGACGCCGAACTTGTTATCGATGAACCAGATCTGGTTCAGGTCGACGATGGCCATAGCCTTTTGACCCTTTTCGATCGAGTCGAGGGTGACCTGTTCCTTGTTCATGCTGTAACATTCCGGGACGAAGGTTCCGTCGGGCTTGGTCTGGATCTTGAGCTTAATAGTAGCCGGATACTGTTCCTTCCCGGGGCGAACCATAGGCTTGTAGAGTGCCTCCTTGAGAACGGCGACGTTGAACTCCTTGCCCATCCATTCCTTGGAATTGGCGGCGACGGTGTTCACGATGATATCGTCGAGCTCGGAAAGCTTCTTGTGGAGATCCATCGCCTCAGCGTTTTCAGCGTCGAACGAAAGGTCGAGCGAGTAGGAAGTTCGTCCACTCGATTCGTCGGTGAACGCCGAAAGGCCGTACGGAGACCGCATGAAGGGGAGTTGAAGATACACTTTCTTGTTATCGCCTGCGTTGAGGTAGACTGCCTTACCACCGTTCTTGTTCTTACGAAGCTTCGAGAACTGAACGGCGGCGGGGACGAAATCGGTGGATTGTTGGATAGACAGCGACATTTTAGTTGGTTATATCTATACAAGGTGCCTTGTCTTTAACCCTGTCCATCGTACCCACCGCTACTCACCCCTCTGTACCCCCCCTTCCCGTCCTTATATTTACACCAAGCGGAATACTCCGCTTGGTTACCAGCACACCAGTAACTGGGACTGCAACACTGTTTGCCCGGGCACCTCTTATTATTATTGCCGGCATGACCACACCTTCCGTTCGTCGAGTGGTTCGGGGCCGGAGCGGGAGCAGGAGCAGGAGCGGGAGCAGGAGCAGGAGCGGGAGCCGGAGCCGGAGCAGGGGCTGGAGCAGGGGCCGGAGCAGGAGCAGGAGCGGCACCCCGAGACACCGGGGCGTCACCAGGCATGGGATCCTCTGTAGGTTCCGGCTCCATCGGTGTGATCACTGAATCGCTCATACGCGGCTGCGGCTTTGACGCCGCAGCTTCGGCATCGAGTTCCATCTGCTTGA